ATTTGGCGAATCCGACGACAAGAAAAGGTTTCTCCAAAATCGAGATAGAATAAACTCGATAGAAGAGAGCCGTTCCTGGTCTACGAGGGTCCAGATAGGCTTGAAGAATTCCAGGGGGGGAAGGAGACTTTCTAAACAAGAAAGTCCTCTTCTCCACTTGGGGTTCTTCAAAGACTCGCTTCTGAATGATTTGAATTCATTCCAAGGAAATTGGAAATCTTCCAAATCATTCAAAAGTGAGTCCTCTTGAGCCTTTGAGAAGAGTCGGTAGTCGGTCACTATCCGATCGTTCTTCCTAGACGAGAAAAGTAAGGGTTTAACCTTACGTTCTAGAATCTTGGGAAGACAGATCAGGTAGAGACCATCTTCCATTGGAATTGGTTTCTCTGGTAGACTACGCCGGAGTCTACTCACCTTGAATAGATAGATCATTCGATCTGTTCTAGTCAACGGGCGAGTCGACTCCACGCCTAGTCCACCAAAGGAACTGGAGATGTCGATTGATTGAGGAGTTTTCAAAAGAACAGATTTCCCAAAATGGACAATCTGTGAAATTGAAAATCCCTCTTTCACGGCATCCCGAACTAAAAGGCGATCTTTTCGAACGATCAACTTCGCTTTACCGGAGGAACGATAGATAAATGAATTATCTTTCCTCTTCCGGAAAAGAATTTGAGAGTTGATCGTACCAAAAGATCGATCTTGAAAGTTCTTCCCAATGGAAGGGACGAGCCCCATGGAAGAGGCGATCCGTTTCCATGAGCGAATCCGTCTGTCTGAATCAACGAAAAGAATATCATCTCCGTTGATGCAGGCAGACAGTTCACTCAAATCTTGATGTCTCAAGTGACAAAGAGTTGCTGCATTTGCAATACAAAGTACTGGAAATGAAAGCAAACTCCCCATCAACTGTCCTCTTTGCTGGAGGACACTGGGTAGCTTTGTCCATTTAGGATAATCTATCCAGTGTCTCCCACCAAAGAAGTCAATATACTTGAGGAGGTGAGGGTGGTTAAAGAATTGCTTCTTCAACTCTCCCAACACTGTCTCCATTACATCCATGTTCAGATTATCAGTGGCACTTTGATAGTCCCCTGATAAAATGAACCCGGATTGACCGCTTAAATTGAGGTTAACAAATGATTCCAAGGAATCTTTCCAACCAGGAAAGAAACATTGGAACTTTGTCAAACCTCGAAACATAGCAGTCTGTAACGGTTTCAGTGCCCAAGAAAGGGGTTGCTCCTTTGTGATCATTCGAACCTTTAGGGGTTCTGGGATCGCAAAAGCTTCAACCCGGTTCTCGGTAGGGAGATTCGAAGGGAATTCGTAACCAAACCCAGGGCGATGGTCTCCGTAAGGAATAAGAGGGACTCTCCAGTCTCTCTTCTTCTCTACGGACGCCAAAGCAGAGGAGAGGGACTGAGAGTGACGGTGAATCGCATCTTGACAGATGAGATCCACCAATCTCTCAGAGGACACTTCCATATAACTTTTCCGAGATAGGCGAAGAGTGGGAGAGTTTGTCTTTGAATCCATAAACTTAGGATAACTATCAAAAGTTAAGGTTTCAAAGGCTACTCTATACACTCCATTCCTAGGTCGGTCAAGAATATGGATAGCATCCTGTATCCTTCTCCCCAAAGCCCAAGGAGTGGTTATTTGTTTAACCGAGCTCACTACATCAAGAGGTGAACGATTAGATGACATCAGAAGAAATTCAGAAAGGAATTTACGTCCCTTATCGGCTAAGTTAGCCATAGGAACAATAAATTCGTTATTGGATTTCATCTGAATAACCTGATCAATGATTTGATCAGGGTGAGTCATCGAAGAGTTCACCTGAAACGCATCGTCAATTCCAAATATCAATTGACCTGTATAACCATCAAAGTGATCAGTAGAGTAATTTCTCCAATAACAAGAAAAGTCAATAGGTTCTCTGAATC